ATATCTGCTCAGAGTCAAAAGCTGTTCCATTGTATTTACTCCTCAGAAAGGTTGTGATTGCCCGTGCTGCCCGTTTCGCAGAGCAGCCGATATAGGGATATAGATCCTCGACCATCTTGAGGCGCTGCTTGTAAAACTGCGCAGGATGGGCGATCGTCTTCTTGACTGCCGGGATGAGCTGCACAGGATCGTCCACATTGACGCCGATATCGGTGTACTGCCAGAAGCGGATACCGTGATGGACATCCCGGCGAAACCAGGGCGCATTCAAGATGATGACCGGTTTGCCGGTACAGGAAAACTCATACAGGGTGCTGGAGGCATCGTTGATGTAGATGTCGCACATCTCTAAGACCTTGCTGAAGTCCCGCTCTATCGTAGTGATCCCGCAGTTCTGGTAAATCGGGATGAGCTTGTCGATAATCTTGGGGTGCCCGTGTCCCACCAGTGTAAACCTGGCTGCCAGCTCCGGCAGGATCTCCAGGTAGTGATCCAGGGCGTTGCCCGCTTCGGGACACACGTGCTTGCCATTCCAATGAAAGGAAATGCCGATCACCGGGTTTTCTTTTTTTACCGGCATCACGGGCTGATAGGCATCCATCTTAGGGGTGCCGATGATGACTTGCGGCGCTTCCGGAAACACGCCTGATGTCTTGTTGTAAATGTTCTGGTTTGGCGCAAGAAACAGGCAGACCCGCTTGCGCAGTCCTATTCCCCCGCCATACCCGGGATGGCCGAAACTCAGGCCAACCCCATGCTCCATCAAGATCAATGGGCGTTGGGCATAAGACAAATAGCCTTGCTCCATGTCGTTATAGGCACAGGCGACCAGCGGCCCATTACCCGGAGGACGCACATTGATATCTTTCCGGCCAGCCCTTGGCGGGATGGCCTGGACTTTTAGACCCCTGTCTCTGGCATACTCGTACAGGTACCTGGGTACATAGAATATGCCCTTTTCTTTATGGCCGTTGAGCTCATTCCAGATAGGGGCCAGGTGGTCGACAAAATGCGTCCGTCTTGCAAAGAAGTCTGGAGGCATTCCGTATAACTTCGTGCGTGCGATGGGTGCATATGCTGACATTCTTCTCCGGACGAGATGGCCTCAGACGTGTCTGAGGCCATCTCTGGTGCAGGAGATCTCTTACGAGCCGGCTGCAGGCCAGGCGTAGGTGACCGCCTCGTTCTTCAATGTGAACGTTGCGTAGTCACCCGATGCTGGCTCAAGGGCCGTACCGGTAAACCTCATCATGATGGCCTGTCCACCGGCGAGCTGGATCGGGCCGTTCATCTGCCACATGACTTCCTCAGCCGTGATGTTGAGCTGGAACTTCTGGCTCAGGGACGTTCCTGCCAGGGCAGTACCAACCATCGCAATATCCAGGCTGCCGGTCATGGGCCGCGAAGACCACTCGGAGCCCGAGATCGATCCGGTCAGGATCGCCTTGTACACCTGCGGGTCATTCCATTTGACCGTGACATCGAACGTGATCTGGCGCTGGATGATCGTGATGTCCTCAAGAGAGGGCGAACCGTACACCTTCTCCTGGCGGATATCCAGGTTCTGGTTGGCGAACGTGACCCGAGCGCCGACGATTGGCAGCTCCTCGTCCGTCAACCCGCCGCCCGTGAACTTGATAAAGCCGCCAAGCTCACAGCCCACCGGGATAGAGCCCCAGTCCTCGTACTCGTTTTCCCACGTCCAGCCGCTTACGTCGTCGACCAGCTCGAAGTCACGGCCCATGAAGTCCCACCGGGCAGTGATCGGAGCATCGTTCGGCAGCGTCAGCGTCAAGGAAACAGGCTTGCAGTCCAGGTACAGCTCGCCGATGTCGGTCGCCGCATCACCCTCTTTACGGGGGATGTACTTGCGCAGCGACAGCCATCTGACGTAGGACTTGTCTGCCTCCAGCGGGACGAAGACGTGCGTGTACACAGCATCCACGGGGCCAGAAACGGAGTGGTCTCCGAGGGCCGCATAGAGCAACCAGCCGAGACTGTCCTCAAGGCGGGGCTGGATTTCCACGCCGCCGCCGACGATAAAACCTGCCTTATAAGGGAAGGTTGGGAACGGGCCAGAGCCGATTTCAAGCGGCCCTACCCGGATGTCATCGAGAATGCCCAAGTCAATGAGCGTAGCCTTATGCCGGAAGAACTCGGTTGCCGGTTGTTCCATCGCTCCTTGGGCGCCAAAGCCGAAAATACCAGCTTGAGCAGTAACAGCCATTTCATCACCTCATCTTCATCATTAGTTCCACTCTCGCTCGGTCAGGCATTCCCAAATCAACTTGCCTCGCCAGAGGTAGCTCGACGGGGGCCCACCCGACTGATAGATGGAGTTTTGCGTATGGAAGAGCTTGACAGCATGCTCCCCGAAGTCATCATGTAGGTCTGCGACGTAGAAACCTTCTATGTTGCTCTGGATGCGCCCCAGGATCGTGTAAGCGTATTCTCGTGCTACTTCCTCGACGTACCCCTCGACGATAAAGAACAGCTCCATGCGAACGGTTCCCCTGCGGTACCACATCTGAGATCCACCGATTTCTCGGGGCTCGATGGTGAAACCGACCCGGCTATTCTGGCCTTCCTTCAGCGTCACGATGCCATCCATCAGGTCGGGCTCCTCCAGGTCGCCCCCTTGCACGGACAGCCTGAGAGCCGCCGTGTTGGGGTCTTGCTGGTACCGGCCCGCCTTGACTTCTGAGATTCTAGTGGGATCTAAGTGAGGCACATTGGTGATACACACCTGGATGAGACCCTCGACGATCCGGTCGATCAGCATCGGGACGATATGGTTAGCCATACACGCCCCTCATCCTGGCTGGCATGCGCTCCATTTCGATCCGGAAACGCTCCAGGTAGTAAGTGGACATGTCCCGCATGGGGTTCATGACCGGCGTGCCGCTGTCAACCTCGACGTTCCATTGCCGGATGTTGGCAGCGGAGGAAGCTTTGTCCAGTAGTGCATAAGACGCTGCGTAGAACACCAGCGCCCTACTTACCCAGGCAGGGGCTTCGATGACATCATCGTCATCAACAGGAACCTCCCAGGTAGCACCGTAGTGCAGCACGATAGTCGATGTAGGCGCATTGGCAAGGCTTAGATAGCCTTCGGGGTACTCCATCCAGTCCTGGTTGCTCTCCAGATCGGCGCCGGGAGACTGGCCTGCCGAAAGCAGGTTTTGCGGGATATACAGCCCGCTGTCTGTGTCGAACACCGCAGTCACCCGGTACATGTCTGCAGGCATCTCGAAGGCAACAGCCTCGCCGTCACCATCGAATGTCTCGATTGCGGTCTTGAAGACCCAGGGCAGGATAGATTCCAGGGCGGCGACGATGCCGTCGTCCACCAGAGCACTCGTGTACTGGCCTCCCGAAGGATCGGCCAGCACCCGGTATACCCTTTCACGGATCTCGGAGAGCGTCGCCATTTAGCTACCCATCGGGCCCTTGACACGGACAGAACCCGAAGAGAACACGACTTCGAAGACTTCGGGAGCGTAGGGCTGGTGGCCCATGCGATCGTTCCAGGAGAAGCGGTAGATGCTTTCCAGGTCATCGATGGGTGGCGGGGTGTGCAGGCGGATTGGAGCAGCGACGCCGGTGACGACGCCCTGCGGAGCACCCACGAAGATAGACGAGTGGACGTTGACGCCCTTGGTCACGTACCCGAAGACGCCCGCGCCCATGTTGGTGGCGAAGTCCAGCATGATCGGCTTGTCCAGCAAGATCCGGTCTTCTGCTGCATCGATCCCGACCACCCGGCGGTTGTGCAGCGTACCATCGAAGGGATGGACGCCGCCCGTGACGCCGAAAGCGTTGGTGCGTGCGGTGTGGATCGTGATGATGTCGTTGAGATTGAGATTGGCTTCCAGGGTGCCCTCGACTGGAGTACCGGAGAGCTGCAGGTAGTGAACGATCCCAGGATCGGGCAGGAGCGAGGTCTGGCCCACTTTGTAGGTGCCGTCGACCTTGGTGGTCGCAGGATTGGGTGAACCGTCGCCAGCGTGAGCGGCTGCGGAGATGGTGTCCTGGAACTCGATGGTTCCGCAGTTCCACAAGACGAGGCGGGGGCTTTCCACAAAGCGGACGTTCTTGTAGGTGCCGACCTCGTACTTGAAGAGCATGTCGGGAGCGGCGTACTTGGCAACCTCGACCCAATCAGGGTCTGCCTGGATGTCGAAGATGACGCCCGGGGTGGTGTAGCACACGATCGCACCTGGTGTGCCATCCGGGTTCAGGGCGCCGTTGACCTCACGGTATTTCATGCCGAGCTGGATGGTCGGGGGGATGTCGATAGTCATCTTATCGGCAGCTTCCAGGTCGGCGAAGTTGGTAGCATCCCCGGCGTAGTAGACGTACCCGGTTTGCTCCAGAGCGCCCTGGATCAGGGCATTCCGGGCCAGGTAGTCATGAACGTCGATGATGTTGACACCGAGCACCCGATTCAAGATCGAGCGCAGGCCAGCTTGCCCATTGGCCTTCCAGTAGGTGACCAGATCGTCGTATTCGTGCATGGCGACCTTACCACCGTGATGGGAAAAGCTGATTTCGATTGCACGGCTGTCGATGTGCATTGCAGGGAGCCACAACTGCCGAGTCGCCAGGGCGTTGTAGTTCGCATGCGGCTCAAGGATCTGAGTGACAACCATGCTGGTGGCCCGGACATCGCCCAAATTACGGGCGTAGGTCACGATATCCGAAAACAGACCTCTGCTGCGGAATAGGGCCAGGACGTCAGGGTCGTACCATACACGCTGATTTTGATCCAGCACTTCTACTGGATTATCAGCATAGTATTCACTAATAGGATCGGCCATTTCACACCTTTTCTAAGACTTGGGTTTTTTGGCGAGAAGGATAGCATCCCATTTTGTCTGCCACTCGGCGAAAGCTTTGTTGTCTCGACCTGCTGTTTCGACCAGCTTTCCCCAAACAAATTCTTCGGTCTCGACTGCCCCGTTATCCGGGGGAGCGCTCGGGCTGGTCTTGCCGCTTCCGGGAGGAGTTGCGCCGCTCATCAGTTTCTTGAGATCGGCACCCACCACGCCGGAGAGAGTCTCACGGAACTTCGTGAGCGCTGCTCGGGTCTCGTCTTCGCTATTGCCTTGTGGTAGCTGGCCCAACGCCTCGAAGGGCGCCAGTTCGGGAAATTCTCCCATCACCAGCTTGCCACGAGAGAGCTGGGCCTCGACGGTAGTCTTCTCGCCTTTCAGGGTTTCGGCTTGCTTGGTCAGATCGGCGATCTGCTTCTGAAGGACACTCAATTGGCTGTCCTTTGACGTACCACCCTGGGAGAGCTCTTCAACTTGGGCTGTAGCAGCCTGGAGCTTGAGATTCAGATCGGAGATGGCTTTATCCGTCTGCGTCTTAAGCTTTTGGTAAGTTGTCTGCAGACCCTTATATGAAACTTCCCAATCCTTGGATGGCGTCTGAGTGGGCTCAATCTTAGGCTCCACTGGAGGAGCGTCGACGATAGGCTCAGTCGGGGTTCCGGTGTCGTCGGTCATTCTGGTTTCTCCTTCTGCGGTTTCTGTGGTTTCTGTGCGGCAGGTTTTGCGCTTGCTGCTGGCTTCTGCCCTGGCACTCCAGCAGGCTCGGGGGGCTTGGTGATCTCAGCCATCTCTTTGAGCTGTACCTTGATCGCATCGTACTCCCCTTCGGGGTCTTCGATATCGTCAAGCAGCGAGAGTAGATGTTCGAGACTGCCCAGGTGGGCACTCGCCCGGTTAACTAACTCGTTGACAAAGACCTCACGGTCTCTTGGCAGCATGGGTGCCCACCGGCGCTCGATGCGCATATCTGTCACCTCTTTCGGCAGATTCGGCATATTAGGCACGCTCATGGCAACTTTCAGCAGCATGCTGTCCAGCAGTGCAAGCGCATCGGCCCAATAAATACGCTCCATCGAAGTATGTGAGAGCAGGGGCCACATCCTCATCGCCAGGGTCAGGGCACTACGCTGCGAGCCCTCGTCTTCACCATCTGCGACAGCCGGAATAAAAGCTTCACGCCGGAACTGGTTATAAAGCTGCTCGTTAAGCTCCTTCATGGCAGTCGAGGCTTGAGCTGCGCCCAGCTCTTCCATTGCCGGACTGCCCTCTTTTCCCGTGATCGAGGGATTAGGCGGGAGCTGTACAACACGAAGACCCGACGCAAGTTCATAAACGTCGGGCCTCCCGGAGGTATTGCTGATTACGTAATAGCGGTGGCTGTCATCGCTCACGGCATCGCCATAGTCGGCTACCCGCTTATTCATCTCCTCCACAATACCCTGGACGTTGGTCGTGATCAGGCTCTCCCCATAATAGCCCGTGGTGCGCACGTGAGGGATATAGACAATCGGCACACCGCCAAACTCATGCCTGCCCTGATAATAAAGGCTCTGGCCCGTTACCGGGTCGCTCTTGCCACTCGGGACGATCACTCCGTTGATGGTCACTTCATAATAGTCGGGCTCCCAATATTCGACGTAATAGACCAGTTCATCTGGAGGAAACTCCATCCCGTACACCCGGTGAGCTTCTTTTGGAGAAATCGACTTGACGATCCAGGCTTGCTCCAAACGAAACTGGTCTCCGGCCATCGGGATACCGACAAAGTTAGCCGGGTGTATGCTCTCGATCCGGATCGGGATCTTCCTCCAGGTATGCTCGGGCACGTAAGACGCCTTGAAAACGGCTCCACCCAGGATCTGGCTGGTAATGCCGTTAGAGAGCATGAGCGATCGACCGTTATTGTCGTACCAGAGTCTATTCAGGAAATTCTGGCCGATCTTGGCCTGATTCTTGAGCTTGCGGTCATCCGGGTGCAGGATAGGCAGCGCCAGAGGCTTGCTGTCGTTCTCTGACTCGCCGAAGAGCGCATAAGCATGCTTGTAAACTGCCCCCTTGATTGGGTTTATCTTGATCGGGTACTTCTCGACTGTGCGCCCGCCCTGGACTTGCTTCTCTTCGAGCTTGACGCCGCTAAACCAGGCTTCCAGTTCGTTGTAGATCATGCGCCTGGAGTGCCATTCGCTCTCGGGGAAATCGTGAATCTGGTTTAAATTAAACGTGCCAAGTTTTATCTCCCCCAATAATTCGTTTATTTGGATGTAGTTTGGCACAAAAAACCCTCACATAAGCAATATTCGGCTGTATTGGCGATCTCATGTGAGGTTTTATGTTAAAACGGGGATTTATGTCGTGTAGTCGAGTATATAGGCTATTATCTCTCCTGTCAATAGCCTCAGACGTGTCTGAGGGTCATTTAACGCCTAAAATCACGATTCCGGCTCGTAAAGTCCCGATTCGGGTTATGTTCAGCGTCGATAGTCTCTCGTGGCCGCAGGCTGTCGGACGTTTCTTGCAATTGCCTGGAGTAACGGGATAGCTTCACCGCCGTTTTCCATCTCACGATCGTCTCCAACGTTGTAATACGCCCGGATAACGAACGCCGCCATTGCGAGAGTAGCAACAATATC